TATAAATCCCATCGCGTTACTTGATGAAGCATGAACACGCCCACCACTCGCTTTGTTTGTTGGTGCGTAAGCCATCGTGGTTTTCGTTGTTTGGACCTCAAAAGGAACAGAAGCGAAAGCATTATTTGTAGCAGTCCACGCAGTTGATTTTTGAACTTGGCCGCGGAAGATAGCAAATCTGATTCCAAAAACACATACGACTCTGTATTGAGGTGTGTTACTTTCCGCTGTTGAATATCCGGAATTCAATATTAGGTTCTGCCACGGTGTTGAATAAAACGAATCTGCATCAATTGAAAGCTTAATATTTCCATTCTCATTAAACTGCAGAGATTTACTAGTTAAAATAGAATTTCCTAGGCTACTTTCCCCGGCAACATCGATTAGTTTCTGCGCAACTTTGTATCCGCCTAATGTACTGATGATGCTTTCTAATACTGCCGACCCTATACCCGTAGGCAAATATGAAGTTGAATTGAACCCGTCATCATTCATTTTGACAGTTCCAGTGTAAAGATTATCGTCGCTATCTTTGTAATTTATGTTATGAATAAATTCCGCACCAGTAATGCTACCACTCTTCACATCACCAAGCTCGGCAGTGATAGCTGAAAGTTTACCCACACGCAATGCGTTGTAATCCAAAGGTAATTCTACCCAACTATTCCCGTTCCAAGTAAAAACACCAACAATTGTTTTAGTGTTTTCGTCTATTTTAAACCATGTGTCACCTTCGACTGGATCGCTTGGCTGAGTTTTATCAAAAACCGGTTTATGATTACTAACTGATTCAATCAATGCATTGTTCGCAACGGTAATCGCCTCTTCTATTTTTTCGTTAATTTCTGGATCTGCTTCCTTAATATCTAATGTTTGACTCACCCATTTTTCTCCATCCCACCTTCTCAAAACATTTGGTGTCACACTACTATCCATCCACAGTAAATCGGTGGTCGGGTTTAACGGTGCTTCACCAGCTACTATTGCATCGTTAATATCTGTTAATGTTATTTCCGCTGCTGCTCTAATTGTCATTATCCAACATCCTTTCTTCTGGCATAGCATAAATACGATTGTATCGTTTGCCCGCCTCTCCTTGCCCTAAATTTAGCTGCATCATTCGCTTGCCATTTGCATCAAGAAATGGATACGCTCCTTCGCATTCGTTAGTTGAACCTTGTGCAGGATAATATTTTTTTTGAAAAATATGATGATAAACTAAACTATTATTAATCATATCCCAACACCAAACTTGATTTTTATCAGTGCCTGTAAAACTCCCTCCTGCTGACAAATACGCATATGGAAACATTACATGCATTCCTTGCAGCGTATACAAAGTAGCTGTAAATCCACAATCTCTTGTCCTGAATGTATATAAAGGAGCTATTCTTCCGGCAAATAAATCAGACTTTTTAAAAACATTAATACTTAAATTGGAAACGCCTGGACTCATAACTACATAGTCGCTTGTTTTGTCGTATGTCACTCGGAAACCGTCAGGCGCTTCAAGTTTAAATACCATCGACTCATCGTAAAACTGTTCTTTCAAAGGGACATATTTAAACATTGCTATCGCCTTCTCTGCCAGGGGCAATGGTGTTACATAATAAGACCAGATGTGCGCCTCACCAGACGAAGTGTCCACGCCAAACATAGTCCCATGTCCTCCGCCGAGAACCCACATCATATCGACGAAAGTACCATCAAGCGTAGTTCTATAAATATTGTATGATTGTTGTCCACCGACTTTACTTTTTTTACTTCCGTAATATTCTTGCGACCAATAAATGTAACCATTTTCCACGTCTATTTGCGCACATTGCATAACCGATAAATTTACTTCTATCCCAGCAGGGAATTCGCGTGGAAGTTCAGCATACATATAACTTTCTTCTTCATTAATCATTAATATACTAGCTTCACTTCCTTGATTAACCGAACATCTGATAGTGGCATTGATAAAAACGTCTTCTCCAGAGATATTAACAACATTACCTACGCCTATCTGTGCGTCTTCCCAGACTAAGTCGTGTGTACCATCATTATTTATTTTCTCCCAAATAAAATCACCACGCTCAATACTATTCGTTATGTTTGTTTTTCCATCATAAACTCTTGCAATAAGTTGTGTAGTGCCAGCATTGTTTTTAAAAGTAGAACCACTAGTGCTAAATAATTCTACTTTCCACGTCTTCGTTTCTTCTATTTGTTTTTTAGCTTCTTCAATTTGTGCTTGAAGTTCCCAAATAGCCAGCGGTGTGACGTTTTCCAATTCAATATAATCACCAAGTACAACCTTGTTTTTAGACGGATCACTAAAAGAAGTTGTCTTTTCTATGATTCTTGCAGATAAAGTTATATCCATGTCCAAGTCGACTACTCTCACTGTGTCTCCAAGTGTGACTTGGTGTGGTTCATAGCCTAACATCTCTGCTAGTAATATCACGTCTACCTCGTACGTAGATAAAGGATGATTAACTTTTTCAAGCTCTAGTATCGCCCAATCTTTTAAAGCTTGCGCATTTGTTATTGTATCTTTTGTTATGACCCCTTTTAAATATTCTCTACCATCGTTATACAGCCAGTTCGCTTCATCATCATAAATGTAATTTAAACCATTATTAACTGATTTAATTGTCAAACCATCTTTACCAAGCGGGATAAGAGCAGTGTACATCGTTTTATCAGTTGTAACTCGTTTAAGACCTTGAATGTCTCTTGCATACTCAAATCGTTTCGCAGTATTGTTGCCTCGTTCGTCAACTAAATCAAATTTATAATTAATGATTTGACCACCAAAGCTTTCTACGTAAGCATCAATTTCTGCTTTATATTCTGCAATAATTTGTTGTAATCCAGCTTGAGCCGTTATATTGTCTGCAAATTCAATAGTGCGTATTTGTCCAACAAATTCTCTCTTACCGATTGACCATCCTGTCTGTTGTAAAATATATTCAAGCGCCATGTCAGCTCTTATATCAGTCAGTAATTTATTGGAAATAATAGTTGCATTTAAATCATAAATAAATGCATTTTCTGCTGTTGCTTTGATGTATCGTCCTTGCATATTTAACCCGTTTTCAGATTCATAAATACGAAATAATCGTAACTTAGCTTGTTCGTCTTCAAACAAAATATAATTACCTTCGTGAATATGTTCAGCCATTTCATGTTCTGCGGGGATGGTAACAGTGTATGTGTCATCAAAGTTTTCAAGCTTCTCATTTCTCTCATCATCCCAAAAAGGACACGAAAAAGGCATGTCATTAGATAACACGCCTACAGTTGTTCTTTGTCTATTTAGAATTGTTAACATTCTATACCTCTCCTAATATGTCGTCGGTCTGTATTCTATGGACCACTCCGCTCCTTCGCTGAAAGCCACTGGAGTTTGATAGCCACCAAAAAACGAAGGAAATGAACTTCCAATTGCTAAATTTTCCATGAACACTGAACCGTTTTTCATTATGACCCCAGCTTCACAATCAATCATAATCTCATCACCTTTATGGATAATAACCTCTGGATTATTTTTAACATCTGCTTCTGGATTAACTTTTTGTACAACCAAGTCGCAAAAAACAACATCATTGTCTTTGTAAGTTTGATTATTAAAATCTTCTGGAATATCCATTTTGGCCATGTAAATTCCGATGCCTGCTAACTTAGTAGCAAATTTGTTATTTGAGTCTTTCCATTTGTAGGTTCGTTTCCAAGCTTGACTACCTTTATCGTTCAATTTAACTATTTCCGCAATAAACAACTGTCCACGCTTTTCAATAGATAGATTAAAGTACGCATCTGAAAATTCATTATAGTTATTTCCGACTTCATACGTCGTGTTTATTGTTTTCCAAACTTGCTTAGTCTTTGTTTTACCTTTTTCTGTATACTTCACTGTTTGTTGTACTTTTTTTGAATAAACCACTTTCGTATTCTTTTTCTTAACTACTTTCCCCTCAGTTGCAGCAAAAAGGTATCTATCTTTCGTTGTTCTCCCAATCTCTAGTCCCAAATTCATAGCTCTCCCATTTTGGGCATCTTTAATCATAAATTTACCAATGCGTTTGCTATCTTTGTCTAATAAATACAATTCTATTTTTGTTCTAGCGCGTGGGTATTTTTGAGTAATATTTGCCAATCGAGCGGTGACTTTCCAATTGTCTAATTCTGACGTCAACATTCGTTTCATTACAGGACCTCTCCATGATTTGTAAGGCGCGGTTTCTGTTTTTTCACCATAGGAATTTACACGAATGGTGTTTATAGTTTGTTTAAATGAACTTGTTTTCGCAGGCTTACCATTTTCTAGCTCCCAAGTAATATTACTTTGCCCAATGCCATCCCACAACGTCATGTCATTTGCTCTATCGGACAACACGTTCTCATACATTTTCACAGCTGTTTGTCCTGTATCGGGGTCAATATCAGCCCCTAAAAATATATAATCATCATCTGTTGCAAATGATAGACTAGTTAAATCTTCAGTCGCTATCGCATGAATAATTGGACTTGTTAATTGTGAACCCGCCACCTCGATTATAGCCGGGCTTTCTGGTAAACTAATTTCTTGTTGTTCTCCATACCCACGTGGATCACTACATATAAATGTAATGGTTGTTGTATAATTATCTGTCTGTAATTCTGTTAACTCTGCCATTTGGGCAAAATGACCGTAATAAATCCATTCTGCTTCATCATCAAAGATTATTTCGCTTTCAAAACTATTAGTTTGGATGATTAAGTTATTAAGATCGTGTGCTATTTCTACTCGTTCAGTTTCCGATTTCCCCATAAGCGTAATATTAATGTCAAAGCTTCTAGTACCAACGGAATTACCAAAAAAGTACCCACCGATTTTGGCAGGTACTTCTTGGATATTCTCAGTGATATTGATTGCATTTCTTTTGATACTATTAACAACTGCTGGAATGTCATTGCTATGAATTCCGGCGTACGTAAATCCTATTCTAGTCACGTTTTCTAACCCCCTGAACTCGGTCTTTTCTACTTATACGATTGTTCTGCATTTTTGTAATTGCAGGTTCCACTAAACTTCCGACCTTATTTGTGTCCATGTATACGTCACTATTTTTTTGAAGTAGTTGCATTAAAATCTGATTCTGCTGTTGAAGCAATAAAATCATGTCAGAATTGTCAGGACTATTGACAACAACACTTCCTCCATCATTCATTCCTATAATTTCTTTTGTTTTTTTAATTAATTGAACTGCTCGGTTTTTTCGAGTAAGCGGTATGACTACTTCCGGCTTATTGTTCTCAGCAACTTCTATCATTTCATTTTTGTTTACAAAACCACCGTTTGCAAATCGACGATGTCCTCGTGGTCCCCAACCTCGTTTACCATAGGGAAGATCATTTCTCCATGACGAGTTATTGAAGAACGCCAGCAACTGGTCATAACCAGAAAATATATTGTTATGCCCTTTCATTCTATATGCATTGAATGTTTGTGGTATATATTGAAGCAAACCTTTAGCCGGGTTGCCTGATAATGTATTAACATCCACAACAGCAGATGACTGAGTAATCTTTTCATTCCCGCCAGATTCACGATGAATTTGTGCAATGATACCTTTTAATTCTCCTCCGGATAAATCAACTTTCATTGCAAGAGCAGCCTTTTTAATTACACTAGACCAAGCAGAAGCTCCTTTTCCAGCTGGACCTGCTACTGGTGCCGTTTCTTTAAATCCAGACAGCATTTTTTCAAGAGGTGAACCGATACTGTTTTTCAAATAGTTCAGCACATCGGAACCTAAATTTCCATCGTTCCCCATTTTCACGCCTACAGATAAACCACCAAAAAGTTTATTTAAATTTTTGATAGGATGCGCTGCCCAGTCAAAAGCTTTTTTAGAAAAATCAACTACTTTTCCAGCTACCGCTTTTGTCCCATCCCAAGCGTCACTCAAGAAATCATTGATCGTTGAATTGCCACTTGCAAATCCAGGTAATGCTTTACCAAGTCCACCTTGCATGACTTTTTTTGAATCTGCATGATTCAAAATTTTAGTACCTGGCGCAACATGCGTTATTTCTGCACCATTTGCACCTAAAATTTGTGCTTGTGCTTTGCGTTTATTATATGCAATCTCAAATCCTTCTTCGCCAGCCATAATTTGTCCGGATGCATTATTAGAACCTGTGTAATCCATTGCTAGCTGACTGCCGTACGAAGTTCTTTTACTAGTATTTATTTTTTTTGTGTCATCATTATAACCTTTTGGTTTCCATTCGGGTATCGTAGGTAAACTAAAAAACTTTAATACTTTATTTACTCCACCGGTGACAGAGTTAATCACACCTGCTAAACTGACTTTAAAATTATCCCATTTTGATAACGAGTCCCCAGTTTCCCAATCAACTTGTTTCAGATGTCCAGAAGCTTGTGATTGAGCTTGACTGACTACTTGTTCGTGCATTTCAGTTGCCGCTTTTACGGTTTTATTTTTTTGACTCTTAGCTTTTTTTACAATATCATCATGTTGCTTTTTCGTAATATTTCCGTTCACATAGTATTCTTCATCAGCAGCAGCAACAACTTTTTTATATTTACTATTCGCTTCTTTTACAGCTCCGTCTTTAGCACGTTTAGATTCTTTTACGACTTTTGAAGCTTGCTCTGTACTTAATTTCCCACTACTGTCTTTCAGTTTTCCTAATATTAATTTTTGTTCTTTTGCTGACTTACTCAATGAACTAACCACAGCAGTTTCTTGTTTTTTAGATATTGTTTGAATTTGATTACTATACATTTGATTACTAGTTTTGCGTTGGTTTGCAGCATTACGTTTGATAGTTGTAATTTTTTGCTCCTCTGAGGCGGTTAATACTCTACCTTCCTTTGCAGCCTTGTCGTTAATCGCTTTTATGTCCGCTTTCTCTTTCTTTGTTATATCAGCATTTTTGGCTGCCATGTCTTTATTTAATTTCTGGATTTTTTCATTGTTTTTCTTCACTTCGTCTAACGATAGCTTTTGAATCTTTGCTTGTTTCTCTTTAACGGCTTTAACATCAGCCTCAGATAACATGCTATTTTTAGACAATGTATTTAAATTCTTATCTGTGCTATTCTTAGTCTTCTCAAATGACTTTTCCACAAGTGCAACCATCCCATTATAATTTTTGCTAATTTTATCAGATGTTGATTTAGTGATTACATCCCCGGACATTTCCAAATACTTTAATTCAGAGATTGCGTTTTGAGACATAGTTTTATATGAGTTTACATTTTTTGCTGTATCTTTGCTAATACCTTTTCCAGATACATCTGTTTTTAAAGGATTGGAAAATGCCTTTTTAATTTCCGCATACCCAACCTTAGCTATTTTTATTTGATCATTGATTTGATTAACAGGTGCTAATAGTATAGGATGTTTTTTAGCAGAATCTGACAATCCATCCCACATATCTACAAATTTCTGTTGATATTCTGGAAATTCTTTTTGAACTTTTTTACCGAATGCCTGCCCAAATTTAGTTCCAGCAATACCTCCTATTGCCGCACCTACAGCTGTTCCAATTCCTGGAGCAATTGCTGTTCCTATAGCGGCTCCTGCTGCCCCGCCAGCTAAGCTCCCACCAGCGCTACCAGCTTTATCGCCAGCATTTTTCTTATTAATACCAATAAGTTGTGTTGCAGATAATGCAATTCCTAGACCAGGTAATGCCTTCCCGACGCCTTTCAAACCAGCCCCGATTTTTCCGAATTTGCTATAACTCGCAATATCGCCTGCCATATCAGCTGTAGATAATGCTTTTGTTCCTTTGCTTCCTTTAAAAAACGAGCCAGCTTTACCTAAGAAACCTTTACCTTTCCCTCCAGCTACCGGCAAAGCGTTTCCAGCAAGTTGCGTAGTCGCTGCATTAGTTCCAGCAGCAACAGAGTTTTCTGCTAACGCGGCTGTTAATTTCTTTACAGGTGAGATGGCGGCGGCGGCTCCTTTGGCAATAAATCCAAAAGCTAATCCAGCAACTGGTATTGCAACTGCAACTACTCCAGCTGTAGAGATAACCGTTTTAGTACTATCATTCAATCCATTGAACCAATCTGCTGCTTTTTGAATGTACTTTCCTAGACCACGTAATACCGGAGTCAATGATGTTCCAATGCTGATAGCAAAGGTCTCAATTGCACCAGAAATTTCTTCAATAGTACCTTTCAGATTATCCATTTTCATTTTAGCTACGTCATCAGCAGTTACTTTTCCCATTTCAGTGCGCATTTTCTTTATTCCATCCGCGCCTTCACGATAAGCAATATTCCCAGCACGAACTGCATCGGAGCCAAACATAGCACCTAGCGCTGCACTACGCTGTTCGGAGTTCAAATCTTTTAGACTACTTTGCAATAGACCAGATATTTCTTCTGCTGATTTTAATTCCCCGTTTGTATCATAAAATGCGGAGTGGACTGCGCCAGTGGAAACGGTCAATTCTTCAAATTCTTTGTTCACTTTAGAAGCACTTGCCTTTGGACCTGCCAAACTTTTAGCTAAATCTTGAATTTGTCCCATTAATTTGTCTGTATCATTCGAGAGTGGTTTAACACCATTTTCTTGCAATACTTTCATAGCAGTTTCATTGTCCACAATGCTTAAACCAAGGGAATCAAATTGTTGCCATGCCGCTTTTGTTGTAGGATGCAACCTTTGTAGCATCGTTTTTAGAGAGGTACCTGCATCAGAACCTTTTAAACCATTCTGCGCAAATACCGCTAACATTGTTGATGTATCGTCAAATGAGAGACCAACACCACTGGCAACAGCAGAAACTTGTTGTAAAGACATCTTCATTTCTTCTACACCTGTGGCAGAAGCATTTGCTGCACCAGCTAGAATGTTTGCCGCATCCGCCACGCTTAAATTATCATCCTTGAACGCATTTAAAACTGTAGCTGCAATTTCTGCCGCTGACGCTAAATCTAACTCGCCAGCTGTTGCTAATGAAAGCGCTCCAGACAATCCGCCATTTATAACATCTTTAACTGAAAGACCTGCCTTTAAAAGTTCTTCTTGTGCCTGTGCGGCTTCTAATGCGGAGTATTTCGTATCTGCGCCTTGTTGAATAGCAAGTTCTCTTAAAGCATCTTTATATTCATTTACCTCACCAGGAGACATGACAGATAAAGTATTCGACATTTGTTGCTCAAAGTCTGCCGCTTTTTTTGTAGCGAAACCTAAACCAAGAGCAACTGGAGCCATGTACAAACTGCCTTTTTTACCGAAAGCGACAAGTTTATCTCCTGTCTCATTTAATTTTTTTTGATACTTGTCTAAATCTTGAGTCACTGTCCCCCATGGTGAGCTTTTAACAGCTTGCTCTCTCTTGAATTTCTTATAAGATTCTGTGGTAGTATCAATCTTTCTTTGCAAATTATTGTAATTTGCAACTTCATTATTTACTGCTTTTTCCCCTGCTGCTAAAGCTTTTGGCATTTGTTGTAATTCTTTGTTAAGTTTGTTGTATGCTTTTTGATTTGAATTGACTTCTTTTTCTGCTTCTTTTAATTCTTTTTCAGTTGCATTACCAGATTTAGAGAGCTGTTCAAAACGTTTTTTTGACTCAGTTAACGTTTTATTAGACTCTTTCAACTCTCCATTTAAAGAAGCATTTCGTTTTTCTAAATCTTTAAAATCGTTTTTAGTTTGAGAAACCATTTTGCTTTGAACAGATAACTTTTTATTAAGACCATCTAGTTCTGTTTCATATCGAGATAAGGTTTTTTCTCCCTTTCCAAATGCCGAAAGATTCGCTTTCATTTCGCTATTCACAGAGCCGAGGGTCCGCTTCAACCCTTTCATTCCCTCATCTACTTTGGCAGCATCTAAGTCTAGATTAATTGTCAATCCTTGAAGTTTATTCATTATTTACCTCCTTCCTAATTGACATCTTGGTATTGTGATACAAAGTCAACAAGTGAAACTTTGTTGTTTTCTGATTTTGCTTCTTCTTTTTCGATTATCAGACGGCATAACTTTTTGTATTCTTGATTATCTGTTTCTCGAATTGTCCAGCCATACTCTTTCATGCAGTAACGCCTAATTGCATCGAGATCGGACAAAAACTCGGTAAGCGTTATTACTTTGCTTCCTCATCTCCACCATCTTCATCCTCGTATTCATCTGGTGAAATCTCCCGAAAGACAGACACCAATGTATCGTTTAATTTCTTCGAAGGAATATTTTTTTTAAGAAAATCTATTGTAATGTTTTCATCATCAAATAATTTCACAATAAATTTTAACTGCATTTCCAAAATTGTCGTTTTCTTTGGATCGTCAGAAGTATTGATGTATTCTCTAATTTTTTCTTGTAGTTTCCAATATTCTTCTAATTCAATTACAGATGTATCTTCTCTCTCATATAGCTCTTTCTTTTTTTCTTTTTTATTAAATATTTCTAGTTTAATCACTATTTTCTCCACCTTTTTTATGATTTTGGTCAACAAAAAAAGAGTAGGATTTCACCTACTCTTAAAATATTTTATCCTTCCGGTACTACTGGTGTTTCAACAAAACCAGGAAAAGCCATGTTGTAAATTTTATCTCGGAATTCTTCGCCCACAGCCATCGCGAAAACGTCCCCAGCATCATTATAAACAAATTCACCAGTGAGACTAGTTGCTTCGGGTTCCTTTGGTTTGTCTTCAGACGTGTTTAATTTAACATCATCTTGTCCATACTTTCCTTTTAGTAAAGCAAAGAATACCGGTTCCCCTCGCAAGGTTTCACTTTCCATCACGCATGAAGCGTATGGTGGAGCAGTGTTTTTTCCTACCGTTACAATACCATCTGCATTCTTTTGACGACCCAATAGATCTTGTCCTAATTCAAACGGAAGTTCCATGATACCGATTGTTTGCTTAACATCACCAGAACCTTTTTTGGAAATGTAGTATGGACCATTCGAAGCGAAAACTTTAATAGCTTCGGCATCAAGACCAGAAATATCAGCTTCAACCGTACCACCTTTTTTATTCTTACCGTTTACTTCTACTTTTTTTGTTACTTTTTCGTCTTTTTCATCATAAATTCCAAAAGTTGCTTTTTCAAACCCGATTGTTGTAATCATTTATTTCACTCCTAATTAATTTTATTGATATAGCTTGTATGGCAATCCATTGTATTTTCGTGCATCTACGAATCGCCCTGTTTCTGGAAAATATTCATCTAAACCACCAGCGAGTTGTCCAAATCCTATTTGTTTCATTTCTTTTCTAACTTCGTCTTGTATTTTTTTTACTATTAACCTGTCGTTAGATTGCACATCAATTTGTACTAAAAAATCTTCCATCGTGGATTCATTACTGGAAAAATTAGTTGGTATTGGAACATCTAAAGGTATTATTAACAAGAAGGTTTTTGTAGAATCACCTGTGCCTGGAAAATCATAATATTTAATTCTCTCTTCGCAAGTAGTGTGAATGATATCGTTTTTACTTAATGTTGTATATATGACATTCAAAATATCAATCATAGTTTATCACCTATTTTCTTCTGTACAATTGCCCTGTAAGCTCTTTCAGATATTCTTATTGACCTGGCAACACTACCTGTTCCTGCTGGTGTGATTTTTTTACCATTCCTTGTGTAACCATATTCGTTGAGATGAATTATTTTGTACCTGTCTTTAGGACCTCTCCAGTTAATCTTTATACTTCTGACCCCTTTGTCATACACAGGTTTTTCTATATTAATCTCATCAATCGATGCACCTGTGTCTTTAAATTGAACAAATTCACTTTTAAGCGTTTTTGCAACAAGGGCTGCGCCTGCAATTAGAGCAGGGTCTACTAATTGTGGCAAGTTTTCTCGTCCAAATATACTAACTAACTGCCTTTCCAACTCTTCTACTCCAGTAACTTCTACACTCATGTTTGAACCCCCAGAAGCACATTTACAAAGCTATTACTTTGCAAGTCTGGGCTAACATCAATAACATTAAATCTTTTGCCTAAATAGCGATAATCTAATATTTCTACATAATGTTTGTTACTGACCGTATACTCACCTTTAGTATCTCGAATATTAATTGTGACAGCTTCTTTTGTTCCCGTGCCATGTAAAATTTCTAAATCTTTCATGGATGGTTTATAGACTTCTGCAAAGCATTCAAAAAGAGTTACTTTTTCTACTTCACCTGGCTCAGGACTATTTACTGGTTGGTATTCAAAAAAAACAACCGGAGTACGTAAATCGCCACTCTGAACTTTTTGAGGTTTAAACTGAAACTTCATCAGATTCACCACTTTCATCTGCATAGAGAGAGAAGCCTAAGCTAGTTATTTGTGATTGAAAGTTTTCGTTGAAGAATTCTATCGAATCATTATACGCATATCTAGTACGATCAATGACCAATTCTCTTGCCCTAACATGTTCATCTACATTAAACAGCCCGCATTTTTCTTGTAAATCAGCAATAGAAAAAGATAGCAACTCTTTTAAATTGCTATCTTCGCTATTGTGAGAAATGTGCATACGCTCTTTAAATTTTTTAAGAAGGTCATCTGATACTTCCATGTACAGCACCTACTTTTTTTTATCTTTTTTTGGTTCATCCAATCGTTTTAAAAAAGAAGCTCCCAAATTGTCAGCGACTTCATCTGCACGTTTTACAGTCAATTCAATTTCAGTTCCTTTTTCATATACTTCTTTTGTTTCTTTGTCTTTGAATTTCTTTAATACTTCAAATTTAGCCATTTACAATCACCCTTCCGGAGTTTGATCTGTTGGTTTGATATTTAATGTCCACACAGCGGCAGCTTTTTCGTCTTTGGCTTTACCATACGCAAATTGTTTTGCAGCATATAAGTTAAGATCTTCAAATGCAAGCGTTTGGTCAAAAGTAGAAATATTCAATGCTCCACCAACAAGTGCATCATAACGTTTTGCAACATAAGAAATAGCTTTCTTTTCTGGAACGAATAATGATTCAATGATATTTAAATTGTAAGGCAAAGCAGTCACATACACACCGTTTGCATTTAAGCTTGTGTACTGTTTTTTAACGTCCCAAGCATCTGTAGGATTGACTAGCAACGTAACTTCACCAGCTACATTTAGCGGCTTGCCATTTTCTTTTACGGAATGATATTTATATACATCTGTTAATTCATTAACAGTTACCTTAGAGCTAGCAAATGTCAGTGTTCCAGATGCAACTTTTTCTGGATATACACCATCTACTACGTTAGTTCCTTTTCCAACTTTGCGAGTTAGACCAACAGGCTTATCTTTACCATCACCAATAATAAACGCGCTTTCTAACGCTACTGCGAACGCTTCTTCAATTTGAGTAACTACAAAACGTTTCACCCATACAGGTCCAAAATTTTCAAGGTCTTTGGGAACTACTACAAAAGCGGTTAATTTATTCTGAATAGATTCTTCTTCACTGAATGTAGCATCCAATTGTCCTTTGATTTCACCAAAGATTTTGCCCCATACAGCAAGCCCACTAGTTTCGGATTTTAAGAACTTAGTACGTAAACCAGTCGTGCGCATTCCAATAGATGCAAGGAAAGGATGTTCAGTTGTTAAATCTTCAAAGATTTCATCAACTACTGTTTGTGGTAGCAATGTTTCTTCTTTGTAACCAACTTCTTTATTAATATCATTGAAGAATTTAATTTCTTCATTCGTGATATTTTTGTCTGTTCGGCTAGCTGAAATATACTGGTCCGCCTCTTGACGCGCTTCTTTTTTGGCTTGATCCATAATATCAGCAGCCATTGCATCTACCATTTCCACGTAAGCCTTGTTTTGAGTTTCTTGTGTCTCTTCGTTTTTAATAGCATTGACAAAAGCTGTTCGTTTTTCCTCGTAATTTACAAGGTTGTTTTTTAATTTGATAGTCATAATTTATTTCCTCCTATTTTTTTTGGGTATTAAAAAAGAAACCGTTTGAAAGGATGTGTATTTTCCTTTTTCGGTTTCTCTTCTTTATCATTTGATTGTTCTAACTGATTTATTACTTTTCCTACAATTACATCGATATCTAACTGCGGCGGTTTTATATTATTTATGATTTTTTCAATTGCATCCTGTGGGATTACCGGCGAGAGACTGGCAACTAACTGCGGTGCTTTTTCATTAGAAAACATTACTTCATCAGCAAAGCCAGCTTCTACTGCTTGTTGTGCGTTAAACCAAGTAGTTTCGCCCATTAGGTTTAATAGTTCGTCCATGTTCTTTCCAGTCTTGTCCATGTACGCATTTGCCACAGATACATTGAAACCTTTTGAAACTTTTGCTTCATGTTCAAGATCTCGATAATCCCCAAACACTCCGGAAGCGACATTATGCACCATAATTTGGGCTGTGGGACTAATTTCCACTTTATCTCCTGCCATCGCAATGACCGAAGCCGCACTAGCAGCTATACCTACAACTTTCACATTTACAGTTCCGTTATATCCTTTCAATGTAGTATAAATTTCACTACCAGCATATACATCACCACCGCCAGAATTGATAATCACATCAATCGGTTCATTGTTTTCTGGTAAAACGATGTCTCTTGGGCTAGTACTTTCCATATCAAGCATGTCATAAATCCATTTTTGATTATTTGAAATAATCGTTCCTTTAATCTCCAACTTCATTCGTTCTCACCTCCTTCATCTGCTGACTGATAGTTTTTAGTAATTAAATATTTATCTAATTCCGGATTAGCTACTCGTTCAGCGCCCAATAATTCTCGAACTTCATTACGATTAAATGAACCAGAAGCAACCAACTTATCTACAGCTTCTGCATTTTCTATAATGTCTTTTTTGTGTATGATTTTGATATGTTCACCTGCTAAAAACTCGCTGGAAGTAAATAATTTAGCGTTTAATTCGTCTTCTAGCTTTTTAGTGAGAGGATCAATACAATATTCCATATATGCTTTCATATTATTACTCAAATCTGCCATATCCCCATGTAGCAGAGCAGAGGGAATGCCGAGAATACTAGCTACATAATCAATCATTTCTTTTCGAAGTTTTTTGATCTCATCAAAATTTTGGCTACTATTGACGCTAGACGTTCCAAACTCTTCATAGTTAAAGCCTTCTAGTTGAGGAACAATGGCAATTTCATTGTTATTAAATGCAGCATACAGTTTGTCGATGTAAGTCTGTAATTTTTTTTGTTTTTCATCGTCCGCAATGCCTGCCATTTTGAAGTTAACAGCCCCGCGGATTTGGAAGTTACGCATTTGTGCTCGAATCATGCGACCAAATAACTCACCGTAATCCTCAAACATGCCATCAGTAAATGCAGCTAGTCGCTCATTTCCATATTCCAGAAAAATCACATCATCCATACTAAAATTACGATTATAACGATAATCTTTCACCGTAACCCCTTCAAAAACATCCGGATAAAGCGCGAACTCTTTTCTAACATAACTATCAGCAATTAAAAAATCGTCCGTATCTGAAAGGACAATTAAACACTCATTATCATAAATTAGCTTATAAATCACTTTCTCCCAGAAAGAGCTTGAACTCATATCTGTATTTGGACGAATGTTTAGCTTATAATACAATTTATCCCGCACACTAATTTCTCCATTTTTTAACCTGAAATCAGATTTTGCAATGGTTCTCGCGATATGTTTTACACATGTATTTAAAGCCATTTTCTTTAAATATACTTTTGTAGTTTTGTCCTCTAAAAAGTCTAAATCCCACATCCAGTCAATTTCTTTGTTTCTTTTAAACAGTTCTGTAAAGAGTCCCAATTTATCACCTCCTAAAATGCAATCGCGTTAAGCATGTTCAATACCTCTTCTACATCCATATCTTCTATTTCATCCGCACGCCAAAGAGCATGGACAAAAGCCTGAAATCCATCAGTTTTACGTCTATGCTCGTCTTTTTTCAGGTATTCTTTATTACCATCTGGTTTGATTTTCACCGCTACATTGTTCGTATACCAGCGCATCAAAGGGTTATCTCCAAATACAATGCGATGATTAGCAAATAGCGTTTCAATTCGCGGAGCTAGCAAACTATGAGCTGCACGTGGATTTCTAATAATCTCCAGTTCGAATCCTTCTGCTTCAAATAATGGTCGCATCAGGTCCATTCGGAAATTATCTCCAATTACTTTTTGAATACCGTATCTTTCCCGCATTTCAACAAACCAATTGACCACATGACGAGGGTCGATTGTAGGTTCATCTACAATCGTCAGTAATCCCTGTTTTTCCCATTCTTTGATGGGTGGTTTAAGGTTTGCAACATCCAAATATCCTTTTCTAGCAAAAGAATGGGTTTTCCAAATGTAATCGTCACCTACACGAAACAGCAATCCAACAGCCGCGAAGTCCTTAACGCTTGCATAGTCAAATGCACCAATACAAGCTCGGTTTTGGAGTTCTGGCATTTCTCGGTTAGTTGCGAGAATATCTTCCCACGGTGCTACTACCTTTTCCAAGTCTACTTCTGGAAGGTTCATTCGCTTAGTCATGAACGCTTCTCTACCGCTTGGATTATTCGTTAATGCCTCATATTGTTTTCTAACTTTATTTAGTAAGCGTTTAGAACGAGGACTTAATGGCTTTTCAAAAGCAGGATTTGCTTTTTCCCACATAGCTTCATTCTTGACTTCCTCTGGATTATCTAGCTTACAAATAAAAGGAAACATGCGGTCGTTGAGATTTTCACCACTTAAAATTGCTTTACTACGTTCTTCTAACTTGTCATAAAATCCTGCTCTCACAAAACCATTAGTTCCTATAAAAAATTCCCTGGGATTTGCGACTTTACCAAGCCCTCCAGAGAATACATCAATTATTTGTCTGTCCTCATACTCGTGTGTTTCATCATAAATAACGCAGCCTTCGCGACCGCCGTCTTTTGTTTTCGCATTTGATGTTTGGAATTTGAAAACACTATTTGTTCCCTTACCAATAATTTGCGCTTTCCATGCTTCAAAGTTGCCTTCCAATTTAGGATTTCCGTCTATTGTATTAAATACTTCTTTAAAACTAACTTTCGCTTGATCTTCGGAATTCGCCACTACTGAAACATCGTAATTGTTAATCCCGTGCAGCGGGCTTATAAAATAATTTGATAATGTACTTATAAACCCGTTCTTACCGCCACCGCGACCAAGGGTTACGAAGAACTCTTCATAAAAAAGTTCATTGTCTTCTTTAAAATATAAAAAAACAAATGGTGCAATAAACTTTTCCCAGTTATCCAAAGGAAAGTACCATTTTTCACTAAAAGCAATATAATTTTCTATCTGTGTCTCATCAAAATATATATCATCTCTACTAAGAACATGTTCTTGCAAGTAATTTATTAGATCGATTCGCTCTTTATTGAGTAGTATTTTTCCACTTTTATACGACTGTATATAGTTATCAACGTGTTTATTTGATATCATATCAAATCACTACCATCTTGGTTATCATTTTCGCCTTTGAATATAAAAGAACGTTCAATAGATAATAATGAAGTGTTGATTCGATTTTTTTCTTGTATCGCTGGATTAGTTTTCGTGAATTTTTGCGAACCGTTTTCAGTGACAACAACAGCACCATCCATTTCAATGCTTTTGTCTAACTCGTAATATATGCGTATTAAATTAATATAACGATTAACTTTTTCAAGTTCTTTCTGACTAGTAGTATCAATATTTGATAACAATTCTTTTTCCAATTTCTTTATGTTATATTCCACTTTTAACCCTCCCTCCTTCATGAGACTTTTTAATATTTCTGCGGAGAAGCACCCCACACCGTTCCCCAGAGCCAAATTAAAACCCAAACCTTTGACCCGGGGGTGTCACCATCGTTCATCATTCACCCATTTATTTATTTTCCTTCTAAATTGAAAGCGATTATGTTTTTTGTTATGACACTTTACACATAGAGTAGTGAGATTGTCTATATCAAGCGCAAGTTCAGGATGATGTTCTAAATCCTTAATATGGTCCACATCGAGTCTTTTATGCTTGTCTGGGTCATGATAATCAGTAAACACCTTTCCTTGCCTCTTACACTCTTGACACTCATAGTTATCACGCTTTAATACTTCTTTACGTATGCTTGCCCATGCCTTTGACTTATAGAATGTATGACGTTCTGCTTGTGTTAGCATTAATCCACCCCTATATAAAAGCCCAACACGCAATGTGCTGGACTTCATTGTTCTATGTATCCGTAGTTATGAGACCTGAATACTTCTACGGTAGTATTCGTCAATACTTTGTATTTCATCCAGTCGAATCCGGAATGAATTTCCGTCACTAGACACAGGACCCGTTCCACATTGTCAAGAGGTGTGTGTGGTTTAATATATACTCGGCAAGGATTTGCACCTTACATGAACTAATTAGTTTGTTTGTTTTACAGGAGTTTTAAGCTAAGAAACGTATGTCTTAGCCACATTAGTTCTAT